GGTTTTGTTAATCAAGAAACACTTAGTGAAGAGGCCGTGGAGGCTGCAAAACAGATGATTGCTAGTTCGGGTAAAACGGAAGAGGAGAAAAGAAAACTTAAGCGAAAGATAAGAGCCTCTCAAAAGGGTAGAGAGAGTCGTGCCAATTCGTATGAAACGCTTTCTAATTATTTTTTTGGAGAATCCAAAACTACAGCTGATTTTCAAGCAGATAAAGAAAAATTAGACGTAAAGATAAGAGATAGAATTGCAAAGCCAATGCTTGCAGATGCGGCAGCACGCAGAAATCCCAATGTAAGCGAAGAAGAGTACAGCAGATTTATAAAGAATGAAATTAAGCCGGATTCTATATTGGGAGAGGGGACTTATTTTTTATATTGGTTTTACTATGGTGATTTGCTAGATACCGTTTTAGACATTCTTACAAACGACAAAATTAGGAAAGATATAGACGTGGATTTTTGGACTACGAAAGATCTTGAAGGCAGCTTTAAGATAGTTTTGGGCAACATACATTATATAGATCGACAAACAGGTCAAAAAAGACTTATAAATATATCTAAAGTTCCAATATCACTAGAACTTTGGGAGGATTTTTGGCACAAATTTGTTGTTACGAAGGGCAGAGAAGTATATTATTTTAAAAATTTTTTAAGGGATACATTTTCATATTTGGTTAAAGCTGCATTAACGAATAGCGCTTTGCTTCCAGGAGAACCATCAGTCCCCCTGCGCCCGAGCATAAGTTATATTGATGTTTCACCTGAAAAATTTGATCAACACTATCAAATTGTCCAGTTATCTAAAGTACAAGAAAATCAAGCTTACTATATCACTGACAGTTCCGTGGCATTGGGTGACACCTCGATAGGCATGGGAGGCACAGGAACTATAGAGTCTGGATTGGCTCTAGAACAAGGAACGCCATGGATACCATATACAACCTCTACTCTAAAATCGGCAAAGTCCGATCAAAGAATATTGTATATGTTTAATGGAGCAACACCAGTAGGCTTTCTAAAAGGAGACGAAGGGAAATCAGAAGATAATGAAATTGGAATATATCACGTAGTTGTTGGACAACAGAATACTCCTTTATCTCAAATATCTTTTCAAAAATATGATCAGCCATACTGGATAGAAGCGAAAGCACATAAGAGTGGATATTTGCAAAAGAATTTACATTTTAGTGAACCATACAGCTGTAATTTTTCAACTTACGGATTAAGTTTTTTGAGACCAGGAACACTTATTTATATTAGATTTCCTGTAGCATGGCTGGGTTCTCCACAGATGCCTGGTTCGCAGGCGCAAGCTTTAGGATTAGGTGGTTATTTTCAGATGTACAGGACTTCTCATATGTTGACTCTTTTGCCTGGAGGAGGGAAGCTAGATTGGCTAACAGAGGCTACTTGTTGGTGGGAGAATTTTGGTGGAACTGAGAAGAAAGCAATAGGAACCAAACCGTAATGTCCACAATTGAAATATTTGAAGAAAGATTAGATTATAAAAATTTTGATGGCTCTCTTTTAGGCATAGAAAGTTTTGAAAACTTTGAACATCCAAACCCAATTGATTTTTGGTATGATAAACATTTTTATGGAAGAGTAAATGAACAAAACGATATTGTTTATATTTCTCAAGAGATGTTTGGCTCACTGGATGGAAGAATGGTACCAATATCAGATGGCAAAGGAACATCTGTTTATGCAGTTGATTTTGTTGCCATGGCATTTAATGATTTGAAGAGAAGGATTAACACTATTGCTGCTACAGCAGGAAGATTTGCATACCCGTCACTAGGACTGGAAAGTCTTTTTAATAGTTTTAAGGCTAGACGCGGGTTTGCACACGTTGATAATTTGTACGACGCATATGTTGATACCTATTTCAATATTTTTTTAAAAAGTTATTTGCGTCCAACTTACCGCGATAAAAAAATTACAAATTTTAATGATTTTTTACATTTTTTTGTTGAGTTTGCAAGCAGCGTTTCAAATCAAATGCCCTTTACGAAAAGCGGGTTCATAAAATCAAATTTTTGCTCTCCTTTAATAAGTGGATTGGTTATAGAGGTGGACTTCAAAGATCACAATGATGATGATGCCAAGGGCATATATATAGATGATACTGGATTTGAATTTTACCACGAAATTGCCAAACAATATGGCTTCTACGTAGACAAGAATGCTCCATGGCGTTTAGTCGCTAATATTTCTTCGCCACAAATGCAGAGGTATTGGATTCGCGGGACACTTGAGTCCACCTTACCGGAGTGGGAGGAACCAACTATTCCGGAAGGCGCTCCAGAAAATTGTAAACCTGAAGACATGGATGCGGATGAGGAAGATCCAGTCGAAAAAGAGAAGCACTTCCCTCAAAGATTTCTTCAGCCAACATCGGTTGGTAATTTTTTCGAAACGTACTATGAAAAGTCTTATAAGCATGATATTAATCTTATGGGAGATAAATTAGTTAATTTTTATAATCAATACGTTTCTTTATACCCCAACATAGTGATAGATAAAGATTCTAGTTGTTGGCAAAAGATGTCACACGAGTCAAAGGTGGGGCTTTCGCCTTCTTCTGCACACAGAACGCTATCAAGAGAAGTTATAATTAGAGAACCAGTAACCGAAGAGGAACTATCTAAAATTAAGCCTATAGATATGTTTAATATATATTTAACAATGAGAATGAAGGAAGAAGCAGCAGAGATGCCAAAAGCAGAGTTTGATGAAACAATAAGAAACGCATTGAGGCGCTTTAAACATATAGACAATAAAAGTCTTGACAATGGAGCCGCAATGAGTTATATTAATAATGCAATAAAAGGTTTTTTAACAAAGCCGGGGATAGTACTTCCGTTCGCTCTTTCTGGAGAGGAAGGAAAGCTTGTTCCTATTAGTGCTGAAGGATCATCGTATTAGCAAGGTTAACTGATGCTGTTCCAAACGTTGGATAATAAAAATAAATGTATAGGAGTGTACTATGACGGAGATATTTACTTTAATGGTGAACTTCCTGAAGGAATTAGTAAAACATGGAGTTATTCTTCTTTTCTCGGGAATAGAGAAATTGGATACGGCTATCTGCAATGTGGTGGCAAGTCTCTTGACCTCGTTTGTCCCCCCGATGTAAAAGATGATTGGGATGCAATTAATAATAAATTAAAAGCTTTCATGAGATCGATTCATCTGTCGAAAATTTCTTTGGATGACAACTGCTTCTATGACTTAGTGCCAGAGAAATTTTTGTTAAAATACTGTGAAATTAAAAACCGAATCACAAAACACGTTTTTGAAAATATTTTGCCGCCAAAAAATCTGAGATTTTTGACTTTATTAACGAAAGTAGTTGAAGAGATAAATCAACAAAAACTAAATATCGATGTCAATAATCTAAAACCATTTCTTGCCGAGGATAAGGCTAGAAAATGGAAAAAGAAAATTAAGAACATTTCGCCATACATAAAGTATGATATTTTTGGCACAAAAACAGGAAGACTGACAACAAAAAAGTATAGTTTTCCGATTCTTACTTTCCCGAAAAGATATCGTTCAATTATTAAGCCAAATAATGATTTGTTTGTTGAGCTAGATTATAATGGGGCAGAACTTAGAACTCTACTAGCTTTATCAGATAAGAGTCAACCAACAGCTGATATTCATGAGTGGAATAGGAAATTTTTATCAGACAATAAGATTTTGTCGAGACAAGAAGTTAAAAATTCCATTTTTGCATGGCTTTACAACTCAAAAAAGCATTCAAACGAGAAAATATTGACAAAAATGTACGACAAGGAAAAGGTTTTGGACGATTATTGGGATGGCGAAACTGTAAAGACGTGTTTCAACAGAGAGATAACAGCGGATAAACATCATGCGTTAAATTATATTATTCAAAGCACATGTGCTGATCTTATTTTACAAAAAATGATTAAAATTTATGATATACTAGAAGACAGAAAATCTAATGTTGCTTTTTGTGTACATGACAGCATAGTTATTGATTTACACGTAGACGATAAGCACCTCATGAAAGATGTTATAGATGAATTTTCAAATACAAGATTCGGCAAATTTAAAACTAGTGTCAAAACTGGTAAGAATTTTGGTGATTTAAAGGAGTTATTTGTGTAATGGATACTATTATTGGGCTAGGACAAACTGGCTGTAATATTGCTGGCGCATTTGCGCAACATAAGCAATACAAAATTTATAAAATTGATCATGGTCTAGATGGCTTCAGACAGGACGGGAATTATAAAATGCCATGGCAAGACAGTCCGGAAAGGTATGAAAAAAACTGTCCAGACTTGAATAAATTTTTTAAAGACGTAGACGGCGAAATACTTTTTATTGTTGGAGGAGCTGGAAATATATCCGGAGCTTCTTTAAGTGTTTTAGAACATTTACAACACTGCGATATAAACGTTTTATATATCAGACCAGAGATTGAGTCTTTGGGAGCAGTTAAAGCTAAGCAGGAGTGGGCTGCTTTTAATATATTACAGGAATATGCAAGATCTGGCGTGTTCAAAAGGATCTATCTTGTCAGCAATCCGTATGTTGAAGAACACATTGGAAACATACCCGTCATTGGTTACTTTGATAAAATAAATGAAATGATTGTTTCTTGTTTACACATGATCAATGTATACAACCACAACGAATCAGTTATCGATACTTTTTTTGATCCGATGGATGTTTGTCGTATTTCTACGATTGGTTTTTACAACGAAGAAACAAATGAAAATAGATTACTTTTTCCTCTTGACAATATACGAGAAATGCGCTATTATTATGCTATCAATAAAGAAAAATTAGAAAATGATGGCGAAGTCATGAAAAAGATTCGAGAACAAACAAGGGATAAAATTAAAACTTGTTACGGAGTGTACGCAACAAATTACGAACAAGATTACGTTTACACAGTGGCACACACTTCATTAATTCAACAACAAAAAAAGTGAAAAAAACACTTGACAAACAAAATTCATTATGTTACTATGAATATAGCAGGATGAGAAATTAGTCATTCTGACTCTACTCAAACAAAGGAGAAATGATATGGGTATTGATATGGAAAAAATGCGCTCACGCCGAACCGCATTAGACAATAGAAATGGCAGCAACCGAGAGGTTTTTTGGAGGCCGCAAGACGGAGAGACAACGATTCGAATCGTTCCTACTCCCGATGGCGATCCTTTCAAGGACTACTGGTTTCACTATAACCTGGGAAACACTCCAGGTTTTTTGAGCCCAAAGAAAAACTATGGGGAAGATGATGCGCTTGACAACTTTGTTCGCAAGCTTTATAAAGAAGGCACAGAAGAAAGTATCAAGATGGCAAAGTCTTTGTCAGCTAGGCAGCGTTTCTTTGCTCCCGTGGTAGTTCGCGGAGAAGAAGATAAGGGTGTGCGTATTTGGGGATTTGGTAAGATGGCTTATGAAAAGCTCCTAAACCTTGTCCTCAATCCTGAGTACGGCGACATTACAGATTCCGAAACCGGAACAGACCTTGTAATTCGCTATGGGAAGCCTGCAGGGGCTTCTTTCCCTCAAACTGAGATTACTCCTCGCCGTCGTCCTTCGTTGTTATGCGAAGACGAAGCACAGTGTGCTGAATGGCTGGACACAATCCCAGATTTGGATTCGCTCTTCGAGCGAAAATCTCCAGGAGATGTCGAAACTATTCTTGATGAATATTTATCGGGAAATGTTGATGACAGTCCCTCTGATAATGTAGAGAAGTACAAAGTTGAATCAGGAGATTCAGTAGATAAAGCTTTTAGCGAGCTTCTTTCATAAGTTCTCTCTCACCCGCAGGGAGGCATGGGGTCACAGATGTCTCAACTTACTCACACACAGGAGGAAATACCATGAGTAACAACAACAACAACAAAAGCGGATACGAACTCCGCACCGACCTATTAGGTATGGCAATCGGCATTTTGGGCGACCAAAGGTCTCGCCAATTTGATAATGAATGTCTGAAACCGGAAGGCCAGAGAAATTCTGTTCCGCCTTACGCGACTGACGACGTTCTTGATGTTGCTGAAAAGCTATACAACTTTGTTCAAAAGAAGTAAATAGCAAAAAATCCGCAGGGAGGCATGGGGTCACAGATGTCTCAACTCAAAATAATAAAAGGATAAAATTAGAATGAGTAAGAAAACAAAAAGCAAGAAAGTAAAAGAAGGAAATACAGTAAGTATACACTACGTTGGAACACTTGATGATGGAACTGAATTTGATAATTCCCGAAATCGTGATGAAGTAATGTCCTTTGAAGTGGGAACAAACAAGTTAATTTCCGGTTTCGATAAAGCCCTAGCCGGTATGAAAGTGGGCGAAGTTAAAAGTATTAAGTTAGCTCCAGACGAAGCTTATGGGAAGGTTGATCCTGAAAATTTTCAAACTGTATCACCTTCAGCTTTTCCTCCAAATTTTCAACTTAAGGAAGGGCTCATGGTGCAAGGGACGGCTCCGGGTGGGCTTCCAGTGACTGCTACAATTAATTCAATTGGACAAGACGTTGTTGTTCTGGATTTTAATCATCCTCTGGCTGGTAAAAATTTAAATTTTGAAATTGAACTTTTGAATATACAAGAAAAAGAAAATTAAGAGTTGGTCATGGCAAAAAAAGTTACGAACAAAGC